AAGTTTTGGCAAACTTAATTCAACTTCTATACTCATGAGTTTTTCAAATTCTTCTGATAACTTTTTCATATTTTCATTATTAAAAATACCGCTGCTATCTTCAGAAATATCATATTGTTTGAATAAATCTTGGCGTGTTATCATTATAGCTTTATAATATGGTTCAATCTGAACTTTTATTCGAGCTAAAGTGTAATTGGTTTTTATATCTAATTCTAAACCTAAAGTATATATCTCTACAATTCCTTCATATAACTAAACAATTTCTCTGTTAGTCATTATTCGTTCTCCCAATCCACTATTTCAACCTTTGGCATTTGTAAATCACTATAATATTTACCAATTCCAATAGCATCACATTCATCTTCGGAAGGCATTATACCATACCACTATTTTATTAATAACTACATACTTCTCTTCTTATCAACTCGTGATTTGCCGCGGACGCCACAATGAAGACGCCAAGTATTCGTATTAACTACTTTATATGATTTCTATTCTTCATAGCAAGTAACCATTAAAATACCTTGAAGGCGCGCGAGTGTCTCAAATGTAGTTACACCCGCGGCCGCCTGGTACTAAATGCCTTCAAGTCCGATAAAATCAATCTCATACTAATCAATTAAAGATATAAGCCACTATTTTACTTGCGCGCAACGTTCAATATCATTTTCGCCTATTGCTTCAAAAGTACCATAGTCAATTAATTCTTTATTACTAAAAACTGCATAACCACTAATATGTGTTGCCTAATCAAGTGCGAGTATTCTATACTCGTTCTTTTTCTTTTTAGTATTTTTAAATTCTTTTGTTTTAAGACTAGAACGCATGCAAGTGGGACAAATACGAGATTCACGAATCTTTTTCCATGGAGCGACAACAGTATGGCCTTTATCACATTTAAATTCTAGATTAGTATTTAAATTTTTATAGGTTTCACTAACAAGTATCCAATTATCAGGTTGGATTTCCTCTTTAATAGTATCTATACTAATACGTGGCATTTTAATTATTTAGTTCCTGTACTACCGAACCCCTCTCCATGGTCATTTTCAAAGCTGCCAAGACTTTTGACAGGTAGCCAGTTTACTATTGGTACTTCAACGAGGCGCATTTGTGCGAAACGTTCTCCTTTTTCGATAGTAAAACTAGAACCAAATAATGAAGCGTCCTCAATTGAACCGTCTTCAAGCGTAATAGTGCCTGCTTCTTTAAGTGGCGGCTCAATATTTTCAATAATAACACCAATTTCTTCGTGATAATCACTATCTATTAGTCCAGGAGTATTTGCTACACGAAGTTTAGTCTTGCGGCTTAAGCCAGAACGTGGTTGAATAAGTAAAGCATAACCAATAGGAATATTTACTTTAATACCAATAGGAATTAATACTGTTTCTCCAGGATTGATTGTGTATTCCGCAGGAGAATAGATGTCCATGGCGGCCGATCCATCAGTTGCATAAGTTGGAAGTTTTGCATCGTCACGACATAATTCAATTGGAATCTAAAGAATACGATGAGGTACACCTTCAACACTATTCATTGAATTAATAAAACTGGCAAACATATATTTAAGAAAATCTTTTTTGGTTTCAGTCAATTCAATACCTTCAGGTATTAATTGATCAATAGCTTCTATAAGAGAATCAAAACTCTTAGAAAAATCCTCAACTTTTACGCCTTTTTCATTCATCATTTGAACTAATGCAATATGAGCTTCGGGGTCGTTAAAGGCTTGCTCAATACTGCCCATTAAAGCGGGTTTAATTACGTTAAATGATTCATCAGATAATGATAAAAGGGAACCGAGTACAGCAATGCCATCTGTATCATCAGTTTCAAAAATACCATCAAGGGTAGAAAAAATTTGATTTAAAATATCTATCTCCATATTTTGCTCCTTTTACTCATAATATTTGGCATATTGATTATCAGATGCCAATGTTACTCCAAGAATATCATCATATCGACTGGCCGCGCCAGGAACATAACGACCAAACTTTATGATAAGATTTCCTAATTCTTTTAATTGTTCTACTTTTGAATGTATTTCTAATTCTCTATATCCAGTATAAATTATGATAACATCAGTTGTAAATGTACGAAACATATTACATAAATTTTGCAGTTCATCAAAATTATCAAATGGTTCTAATCCACCACAAGTAATACCTTTAGTAAGCGGGTTAGCTTTATAAATATTAAAAATTTCAGCAAGCGGAACATCAATAATTGGTTCTTTAATTAAATTACTATTTTGACATATTTTAGTTCCAAAATCCGCATCACATTTAAAACTACAATATGGAAAAGCAATAAATAATGTTGGCTCTTTATAATTTACTATATCATAATCATTCAGTCCGCGAATTTGCATTTATGTCCATCCACTTTCTCATTTTAAATTCTGCTTTGCGCTCTTTTGAATAGGTTTTAATAGGAGTATAAAACCCTACAATACGTGTATATTCTGTCTCAACAGGCTCACCACAAATAGGACAAGTTTTACCATAAAATGCGTGATTATGTTTACAGGCTTGGATTTTGGTGTTAAATGCAAAATAAGTTACGCCTTGGTCAGAAATATAATTTAACATATTCCAGGCATCTTCAAAGCGTTGGAACGGCGCATCAATATTTACATGAAGAATGGAACCACCATTACAATATCTATCAAATAAAGAAGCGATTCTTACGCGTTCTGCAAGAGTTGTCTTAATACCAAGAGGAATAAATTGATTTCCATAAAGAGGCAAATCATCAATTACAGTTTCGGGATACATTAACTTATCTTTTTTCATCAATTTCGCGGCCGCGCTTTCGCCAGGGATTTGCTCGGTATTCACCATATAATCTTTATCAATGCAGAATACATCTTTAACATTGCGAATGGTGTCAAAAATTTTCTTACCGAAGGCCGCAGCTTCATCTTTGTAATATGTATTGCCCAATTCATCTTGATAGGTATAGCCAAAAGCTTTCATTGTCTCATAAATACCGATAAATCCAATGGTATTATATAAATGTTCAAAATCAACCATACCGAGCGTGAAGTTTTTGAGCAGTCCTTTTTCTACATTTCGAGAAATAATATGACGTACACAATCCAAAACTTCAAGATCAAGCTGTACCATATCACGAAGCGCAGTTAAATATGTTTGCTCTGTTTTGTTCTCTAATGCCAAGCGCGCGAGGTTAATAGTTGAAACCTTTACAGAACCTACTTTAAGAGCTGTACCGCCAATTGAATTGAAATATCCTAAGTCTTCAATATTTGACTTTAAACGACAGCAATTACTTAAACTATTTACGCTATCATCTATAAATATATTTGAATCATTCCATTTCATATTATGGCGCATAGACCATTCTGCAAATTCTTTATCTTGGAACTCACCATTTTGTTTTAATAGAGAAATTGTAGAGACTGGAAAAGTCATCATATTATGTGACCTAATCTCACTCATGGTTTCCAAATATACTTTTTGGAACTCCATGATTTCTTCAATTTCATCTACCATTAGCTCGCCATCAGGGAATATACTACCTCCGAATAAAGCAGTAAGATAAACTCTATCAAAAGCACTTGTATTAGTAAAAGCAGACTGAATACCGCCACGTAAGAAAGGCTGATTAAGAGCGTATATAAGACGTTGTATGTGTTGCTCTGCGTACTTTCTTGGAGAGAGAGTAAAATACCCATTACGCACGTCCCTACTCCAGAAATAATACATATAGGGAATAAGATTTGGAAGGCCAACTGCGCCACTTGAGCGATTGCATGCATAGCTTACAAACTCCTTGACGAAGTCTATAAATGTTCCAAGGTGCTTAGGAGGCTCCGCATTAAAATTCTCAATAAAATAAAGACCTTTTTCGGCTAAATCTTTTAAGTCATAAGCAAAACAATAATGAACAAAACTAGTGGTATTGGCATCATGCATATACAAATGCCCATTCCATTCATTTTCAAGCCAATCATTCGCACGCTTAAAGCCATATCGTTTATTCATTTCATGGTAAATTTTATTAAAGGCTAAAAGTTTTTGATGCGGCTTGGGCATTTCATTCATCAAAGTTACAATATCTTTATGACCAACGTTTGCGTTTCCATCAATAGAGGCGTCTGCTACTGTTTCTTTATCAACGAAAGCATCAATAAAATCTGTGTATGAAAGTTGTCCATCAGAAAAGCCATTGATGGCGGCCATCTCTTCGCCGTATTTTTCTTGCATACGGTTATATTGAGTGGTGAAATTTTTGCTTAATCGAATGTTTATATTCATGGCTGTCCATTTACCCACTGAATCGCGCTTGTAAATGGTAGATAATTGCCATCTACAGCTAAAATAGGCGCAGCTTTAAAGCCAAGTCGTTCCATTTCTTTTACATCATCGCAAATAGTATACTCAATCTTCTTTTTGTTGAGTTTCATTTCTAATGCCTTACATTGAGGACAATGGGTACTATAGAGTGTTATCATAGATCATTCTCCTTGAAGTCACAGTAAATACAAATACCATTTTGAAAATTATGTTTACATAAATGCTGTAAATTTTCTTTGTCTGCTACAAGCTTTTTAATTTTATCTGTTAGTATAAATTTACCTACTTCTGCTGCAATTTCTTTATCAATTTTATTCATTTGGAATCGAATTTCGTTCCCATCCATATACTAGTTTTCCTCCTTCAGCAATAACACCAGGCGCGCTATAAAATTTATCGAATACATCATAATTATGTATACGCATATATTGAAAAGCCGCGCGCATTTGTTCTTTTGTAACTGTTAAATGATGCCATGGAAAAAGTTCGATATAAGCTACTTTAGTAGATGAACAATAACCATATAAAGTGCGGCCAGTTGGTTTTGGCAACGACTCAATAAATGTTTTTCCATACCAGCAATTAATTAGTTTCATAAGATTTAATAGTTCTGGCGTCTAGAAAAAATCTTCGTCAATATTAAGTAAAAATTTTATTCTATGTCTTCGTAAAAATAAAGCTTGTTTATAAATTTGTGGTAGGACGTTTACCACGAAATCGTTTTCATTCTAACATCTATATGTAAAGTTATATATCATTTGGCGGAGGCTCATGGTTGGTTCTGAAAGTAGTTCAATTATTTCTTCATCCGTTAGAATACCGTTAAATTGTAAGTAAAAGCATCCGCCCATTGGATATATATTTAACCATTTTTTTAAATCATTAAAGTTATAAACATTAATTGGGTATTTGTTACCTATATGATACATAAGTCCACGTGGTCGTGAAACCATTATATCTTTAATTAATTCAAAACTTTGAGGTACAGCGGCCAGGTCATAATCGTGAAAGACAATGCAAGGATGACGCGGCCGCAGTCGTTCATAGGGAAAAGAGAGTAATTTTTGACCATCTAATGAAAGTCGAAAATGCGTTGCAGTTAAGAGAGTTTTAATTTGCTATTGGTCTTTTTGAGTATAACCATAATAGTTTATATATTTACGATAAATTTCAAAATCTGGTTCTATTAATTCCATATCTATATCAAATGGTCGATATGTCTATGAAAACGCGCGGCCGCCGTATAAAACATTTGAAGTTAGAATATTAGAATCATATAAACCATCATCATACTCTTTACGAAAGTAGGCATTGGTGTATCGTTCTGGTTCAAATTTGTCGTGAAAGACCGTAACGTTGCGCCTTTTCTTTAGATAAGCCGCGAGTTTAGCACATTCAAGATTGGGGATTACTCCAGGGTAATGGAAGTAGTCGTAATCATAGACTAAAACTACTCCCATTACTCTACCTCGACTCGTTCATGTTTAATTATGAGTCGCGCGCCATCAACTCCAATAATTTGTTCTACTTTGTGATATGGAGTCCGACTATATGTTTTTGCAATAAAATCATCATCTTCTCGAATACCTGTGACAATAATTTTATTGCCGCGAGTAAACATAGATTTTTCTATAATGTGTTTTTTCCCATCGGCGCCTCGTTCAGAGATTTGTTTATCATATTGTTCAAATACACCGCCGTAGATTTTTACATTTACTACACCTGTAGTTGTAAGAATTGTAACTGTTTTCTTTGCCTTATTGCGGTCGAGTACTGTACCAGCAATACGCCGCAGAGTAAAGATTGGAACTTGTTTTCCTTTGATGGGAATAACACGTTCAACCTCTGGCGTGGTACTCAAATCAAAGAAATCATCAATTTGATATATACTTAAATCAATATCAGCAAGTTCATGCGGGTGAGAATAAAATGATACTGAATCCATTTCCCACTTACTAATTGTACCCGTGCAATATTTATTCCATACATCTTCGGTGAGACGATTATTCACAGCAGTTAAAAGCTCTGTGTTATTTTTCTTTACAAAAGGACGAATAATATCCATTTGCTTTTGATAGATATTATCCCATGTAGATTGTTTAATTTTGAAACCACTTTCAGTTTCATTAGTTTGGATTAATATGTCTATATCAAAATTTTTCTCCAAGAAATTCATAGCAATATTATCTATACCATAATATGTACTATCTAATTTCATTTTCTTTAAATATTTATTAAAATTGAAGACGCGGCGCTGCATATCATATTCATCCGGAATTAATCCAAAGTCGATTAACATTCGCATATTTTGTAGAGTGATGCGCTTTTTAGTATCGCTTATCATATCTACATATTGATGCATTATGTCGGTCCGCGCGCCGAAGCCATCAAAAGCACCAGACTTAATGAGATTTATCATTTGCACTTTATTGACTTTTACTCGTGCGAGAAAATCAGAAATAGATGTATATGGGCGATTCGCAATTATAAGCTTTACTATATCTTCTCCAATACGTGAAATACCACTTATACCATAACGAATTATATTGGCATCCATATCTGGAGAAAATGTATAAGTTGATTTATTAATATCTGGTGGCTCAACTATAATACCACTCATACGCATTTTACCAATTGCAGTCGCGATTTTTCCATAGTTCGTTGCGGCTACCCGTTTCTTTTTCTTGCCATCTTTCATTACAAGAACTTCTGCGGGATAACCATCACAATCTTCTTCATCATAGGAATCTTCTACATCTTCTTCATTATCGTCTTCTGCAAATTCTTCCATCTCATTAGAATAGATTTCTTCGGTTGGGTCGAGATTAATATCTTCTTCTTCTTCTTCTTGCTCGTTGCCGCCCGCGTCTGTAATCAAACAGGCACAGTTCCAAAAGATAATTGGATATTTGTAAGCAAGATTCATTTCTTGAAGAGCGATTAAACTATATGCAAGAGTATGTGATTGGTTAAATCCATAACCTTTACTCATAGCAATAAGAACATCCCATACATAATGTGCAAATTTAGCATTTATACCTTTTTCTGCAGTTACACGATAAAATTCTTTTGTAAGTGCATCGTAGTCTTTGGGGTTCTTTTTTGCTATTGACTTACGGAGCTTATCTGCCCATGTCAATCCAAAGCCGCCGAGTTCAGGGAGCTGGACGAGTTCCATGAATTGTTCCTGCGCGATACAAAGGCCATAGGACATACCGAGAACTGGTTCCAGGATTTGTTGTTCTTGCGCGCCCAACCCATATTTTTCGATTTCACGACTCCACGCATCGGGATTTGCCTTGAAGCGCGCGAGTTTATCAGTTGGCATTTCTCCACCTTTTTCTTGAGCCATAAGACGAATTGTAGAGTTAAGAATTGCTAAGTCGTCAACGGACGTGGGCTTAAGAGTTGCAATACCATTAATACCGGATTGCTTCTCCATTTGGAATAGAGATTGAATTTCGTGATTCCAAACCATTTCCCACATCTTTGGGTCATCACGTTCTATATTATAGATACCAATTATATTTTCATAAGTATCTTTGAGAGATGGTTCGCGTTCTACCAAGCCTGCGTCGCAAAGCAAATCAATACAATTATGGATCTTATCCATTGCTTCGACAGAAAGCGCATCATATTTAATCAGTGATACAGCTTCAGAGTCATGCAACTCAAACTGTGTACAGATTGTACCATCGGGTGCGCGCATGAGAGCGGTAGATTCAGTAAATGGCTCATCAACAAAGATTACACCACCTGCATGAATACCAGAGCCGCAAATTAAACCTTCGATTTTTTGTGCAACATTCCACAATTCAGAGTAGTTATTCATTTCAACTATAAATTGCTTTATAGGTGGATAATCATTTTCTTCATCGCCATTATAACACTGGGATAAAGTACGAAGCATACCACGATCAGCAGGAATAAGACTTGCAATATATTGAGCAATATCTACATCAATTCCCAGACCGCGCGCCGCGGTCAAAATCGCAGATTTTGATTTTTCAGTTCGGAAAGTTGCGACATTAGCAACTCTATCTTCACCATAATGCTTACGAAATGCATTTAAAACTTGAGCACGGCGGCCGCCCTCAATATCGAAATCAACATCAAGAACAGAAACGCGCTCTGGATTAAGAAATCGCCAACGAAAAGTTCGTGTGTTTTCACGGAGAGGATTAATCTGAGTAATATCTAAACAATAAAGAAGAATGAAGCCTACACCGGAGCCGCGGCCACATCCAACGAGAGAGCCTGCTTCCCAACAAATATCAATAATATTTTGAAGATTTAGATAATATGCGCTCCAGCGCGCTTTATTGACTTCTGATGATGTCCATGTATCTTCAAGGCAAGCATTTATCTCATCATATGCTTCTTGATTTTGTAGATCAGGATGACGATTAATCCCATCAATAATTGCAAATGCTAATTCTTCATCACTTTCATATTCAGATTCTGAAAATGTTTGCAACATAGGAATTGCACTATACCAAAATCTACAATCCATATAATGTGGAAACTTTTTCCACTTTAAGTTAGGAATTTTAAGCGGCCGCAGTAAACTATAGTCTTCAATACTATCTCTAATCTTTAAAATATTTTGATATGCAGCTTGAATTTGTTCTTCTGTCATATATTTAAAGAAAGATTCAAGTTCTTCTGTTCCCATCATATAGGTAGTTGCATAGAATTCATCGACTTCGCGCTCACCATTCTGTGCATTAAGATACGCTTTATGAACTACCCTATCTTCTTTCTTTAAATAGTGAGAGTCAGTTGTAATAATATAAGGAACATCATATGTTTTAGAATAATCAAGAAGTCTTTTATTTACAATAATTTGTTCACTATTTTTTGAAGGTTGCATTTCAAGATAGAAATTCCCTTCACCAAAAAGATTCTTTAATTGAGTAATCCAAGTACCAAGTTTGGCTTCTGATGTACCTTTGAGGATTTGCGTTGGAAGCGCGCCGCCAAGACAAGCAGTAGAGCCAATTACATGACCAGGGTCAGCACCGATAATCTCAAATAAGTCATTATAGTATGTAGGAACTCGTCGCATACCACGAGCCATGTAACTACGCATCCATGCTCGCGTTGAAATTTCTCGAATCTGTCGCGCGCCTATTGCGTCCTTTGCCAATAGAATAAAGTGATAATATCTATCTACTTCTCTATTATAATTCTGTGCATTTAAACCGTTTCTACAAAGATAAATCTCATTTCCAAGAATTACTTTAAGGTCTGGATATTTTTCTTTAAGTTTTTTAGCTGCATTTTCAGCCTTAACCCATCCACTGATACTTTCATGGTCAGTTAAGGCTACTACTTTATGTCCAAGTTCTCCTGCATAGTTAAATAATTCATCTATTTTGTTGATGCAGTCACGAAGTCTTATGTTGCTGTAATCAGAGTGGCTCACCCTAGTTATGAAGACTACCAGGGTATTCAAGTTTAGTCTTCATCACTTCGCATCACCTTCCTTTCGATATTCATTACGAATATTAGAATTATAATTGTGTAAGTGTTTCCAAGTTTTACATCTGTTTATATCATATAAAATATTTAGACTAATATTTTCATCACGAGCAATTTGAGCAAGTGAGCGCGAGTCTGATTCTAATAAATGAATAATTTTTATTGCTGTTACTTCAGTAATTTTATTGGTACCTAACTCACCCTTATTAAGACTTCCTTGACTTTCTTTTCTTATATTGTCTTTATAGGAATGAAGCCAAGTCCAAGTTTGACAACGATTAATATTACTAATGGTGTTATAATGTACATGAAATTCTTTCGCCATTTGTTGAATAGATATAGTAGAATGTGCAAGTTTATCAATAATTTGCTCTACTTGAGTAACAGTTAATTTTGCCCAAGGATTTTCATCACTACTATATTCTTCTCCACCATGAGTTAAATTGTATCCACCTTTTCTGTTTTCTAATACACAAGAATTAAAGCATTTAATCCAATACTTTTCTCTATCTTTTAGCTCGTCTTCTTTACATTCTTCTATAATCTCAAAAGAGAAAGCTGATTCGCCCAATCGTTTTAATTCTTGGTCAAAATAAGAATATGGTGAGGGCGCGTTCAAATGTTCCCATTTACGTTTATTAATATTTATACTTCTACCTATATATATTTTACCATTTGATTTATTGGTATATTTATAAATGCCAATCATCTTTATCACCTTCTATATATAAGTAAAAATTTTCTTGGAACCTTACATAAAATTGTGGAAAGTTCCAAATTTTATTTATTCCTTTCAGTTTCTAATTATATTATACCATAAATTTGGCAAAAAGTCAAACTTATCGCAAGCCTGTAAGCCATTTAATCCATATAATACCTACACATAAAACTAAAATCCAAAACATTTTAAAACTCCAATAAATCATCTATTACTTCATAATTTTCAATGAAAATTTGTGGTGTCACATTTCCCATCCACTCATTTAAGTTTGCTCGACCTACAATATTCATTTTTATCTCATTACACTTCTCTAATTGTTTTATCATTTCAGTTGCGTGGAATTTCATATATGCTATTCCATTAACCGTTATTTTTACTGTGTCTTTATTCGCGCCCATGACACGAATATCATCTGAATTTACGTATATATTTTTTACACAAATAAGCGGTTCAGGATTACCTTGCCCCCAAATCTCTGGAGTTGAAGCAAGCTCATATACCAACTGAACTAAATCAGTACTATCTCCACTTCTTTCAAAATTTACATCATACGCGCCAATATTAAAGTCAATATTACTTAGGGCTTGGTTTGCATACTCGTGGAAAGCGCGCAAGTTAGAGTCGAGGATTGATGCACCTGCCGCGTTGGCATGACCTTGAACGTATTCAAAATATCCACTTTCGTTAAGAAAAGATTTGAGGTCAGTAAGTTCGCAGTCTGATACATTTCGTATTGACCCTCGATCATATCCTTCTGCATTAAGACGAGCAACAATTGTCGGACGTTTAAAGCGCGCGGCCAGCTTCATGGCAATAAGACCATTTATCTCTGGTGGGAAATCATCATCTTCATCTAATCTTACAAAGAGAATTTTATTTTCCAAAAGGTCGTGTTTGTAAATTTTTTGTTCGAGCTTATCAACCATTTGGTCTGTGATGCGGCCTTGTTTGGACTTTGCATTAGTACATTCTCTAAGCGATTCAATAGCAACCTCTTCAAGTGTGCCTGCCGCGCCACGTTTATTGCATGGAACTTTGCGATGACCATCGACCAGACCCAGGAACAAACGCTCTTTCTCTTCCATTGTACCAACACGAATGAGTGCATTCATCATAGGAACTATATAGAAAGCAACGGTTGTCGGATTTACTTCGCCGCCCATTGAGTAAGATTGCTTTTCAATTGCGCTTCGGAAGAAATAATTACTAACATTCTCAAACCCATTCTTCATTATATAGCGATTTTCAAGATTTAAAACTGAACCCATATCACCGCATACACCCAGGGCTGTGAGATCAATTAAAGTTTTTACAAATAACCTATAAGCTAAATTTTGTTCAGCATGACATCTACAGAATTGCCATGTAACTCCTGCGCCTGTAAGGTCTTTATTAGAATAATTAGGCGATAGCTGGTTATTGATAATACAAGCATATTGACTTATGGCTTGTCCTTCATCTATTTCATGGTGGTCAAGAACTAAAAATTTTGTACCTCGCGCGCCAATGCCTTCATGAAAGTCAAAATCATTACTTGAACTATCTGGTAGTATAATGAGGTCATAAACTATATCTCCACTCATAAGTTTTTCATAATGGTCTTGAAGTCCATGTTCTTTATGTTCGTGTAATACAAAATTTATATATTGTCCCGGTGCGATATATGTTATGTAATTATATATAATCGCAGCAGAGGTATAACCATCAACATCACTATCAACTACTATTAAAATAGTTGAGTTTTCTTTCTGTAAAGTTTCTTGTAATAAATTAATTCCTTTCTCTATGTTAGTTAAATTATGCGGGTCACTTAATACAGTTGCAGGTGGATTTAGATAGAGTTCTAAATCATTTATGCCGCGCGCAGCAAGTAGATTTTTGAGATAGTCTTGCTGCCAATTCTCATTTATTAAATTTACTTTCATTTCGTCATACTCTCACTCTTTTCTTTAATAGCTCTTTAAAGACTTCTTCTCCGTGGTCACTTGGAGAGTCTTTTAATTTTAATAGATGTTCTTTGTCATATATAAAACTAAAATTAGCATACGCAGTATATTTATTAGCCAATTCCAGTAACTTATAAAAATATCTGTCACTTTTTTGTTCCTCTTCATTGTCAAAGCATATCACAATTTCTTGGGGATGACATTCACGTATCAGAATATCAAGTGCATATTTATTTAATTTAGAACCGCACACAGCGGCCGCGCAGTTTAACATTTTAAAAGACTCAAATTGAAGAACTGATTTCTCTGCTTCAAAAAGATATGCTATCCCACTTCTTTTAATGTTTTCTTTTGTTATATTAAGTCCATATAGATTAAGACTTAGTGGATGACTATACCATTTATCTTCTATTTGAACTGGCATATATTTTCCCACATTTTCAATCTCCCACGGATTCAGCGCGCGGCCTCTAATTCCAATCAAACGACCATTTACATCATAATGAGGAATTATAATTTTATTTTGTGAAGGAGAATATTTAATGTTAAATTTATCCATGGCCGCGCGCGAGATACCGTCATTGAGCCATTCAATTGGATAGTACTTTATAAATACATCTAAGATTCCTTCGGGATAAGCTGGAAGTTCTCGTCTTAATTTCTTCTGACTATAATCATCTTGAATACTTTTGTATTTATTTGCATCTTCAGCATTGAAAGAAATATTAGAGCAATCAAGAATTACTTGAAGTATATCATTATACCAATCATATTCATAATTACGTGTTTCATAAAACCGCTTTAAGAATGAAAAGATTGACATCGCGCCGTCTTCGGTATAGCACTGAAAGATATGAGTATTCTTGTAATAATAAAGTTTCCAAGAAGCATCATCAATATCTGCATGATGGCATACAGTTGGCATTATGATATAGCTTCCCTTTTCTTCAAAAGGAATTTGAAGTTTATCAAGTAATGCTTTTACTTTATTATCATCAAGTTGTTCAATTATTTCTTCGTAATTCATTGAATTTTCTCTATTTCTCTTAATTCTTCTTGCCAGTTATTACTTTCCCAATCAATCTCATATATAAAATGTTTTTCATACTGGTCAATAACTTCCATTCTTGAATCTGTCATGTATAAATCTTTCTTTCGTAGATTACCAAGGTCTACATAGCTCCAGATGCGAACTTGCGACCATTCTCCACTACGAACTTTATAAATATCGGTTACAATATTTGGAATCTCACGACCCAGCCCCACAAAGAAGTCTTGTTCTTCTTTAGTTGGACGTGCCATAACCATACCAACATCTGCTTTATTAATGACTGCGCGCGAACCAGCAATTGAGGATTCATTTCGGATTGTCGTATTAGAATCTGCGTTTGCATTTACCTGTGTTGAGGTAAACATACATACATTCAACTCTACAGCTATATCTTTAAGCGCGGTTGAGAACATTAAAAGAATTTCATCATTTCTTAAACTTACGCCCTTAAATTCACTTAAAAGGCTTGGAGATATAAAGATATAGTCATAAAATACATATTCAATATCATGGAGCAATACTTGTTCTCTAACAATATTTTTTACTAAGTCAATACGAGGATTTGGCATTTGTACAATAAAAAAATTGTTTTGGTATTCTTTCATTATCCAAATGGCTTGATTAATGATTTGAATTTCTTTATCTGTAAAATTACCATAACGAAATTTAGACTCGTTAAAACCAGTAAGATATGCTAAAATCATTTTCTGAATTTCAGGAATTGTTTGTTCTGTTGCAATAAACAAAACTTTTTTACCTGAACCACAAATAACCCATTCTTTTTTAAAATGGTCATACCTAAAAGGATAAGCAATTAAACATGCATCGCCGACAGCTTGACGAGTTTTACCTGTACCACTACCAGCACTTCGAATCACTAATGTGCCCAATCGCGCGCCTGCCATAACTTCATTTAGAATATCGCCTTGAACTGGGACTCCAATATCGGTGCCTTGGGCGGCCGCGTCAATGATACTTTGAATGTTGGTAAAAGCACTTTCAGTTTGAGTAACTTCATTTTGTATAAAACTATGTTCAATAAGTAATAGTTTCTTCTTTATTGTATCAAGAATATCATCTACTTCAAGGTCTTCGAAGTTTTTATTTACGTCGAGGGCTTCTGGACGAGTAAGGTCTTCGATATAAAACTCATCTGTATTAATACCTTCTTTTTGAAGTCTGTTGAGTAGATTTATTTTTTTAAGACGTTTATAGTAAAAAGAAAAATTACGTTCATCAGTTAAAAAATCTGCATCTTGAAGAAATTCAATGCCATTATTCTTTTTGAATAATGCCGCGGCCGCTCCGTTAGATTGTAAATAGTTTTCTACATCTATTGGTTGTATACGCAGAGCGCCGCCACGATATAGACTATCAATTGCTGCGAATATATATTTATCAAAACGAGAAGTAAAATCATCAAGTGTTAAAATATACTTATCGGTTTCAGATAAATACTGTGGATACTTCATCAAGGAACCAAAGATTTGCAAGATGGAATTTTTATCAACTATCATCTTCTGCTCCTATATCATCAAGATTATATTTTATTTTTGGTTTTTGAATGGTCGGTTTTGTAATTTTCTTTACTGGACGATGACTACGTTCAAAAATTTGTTCTTCAATTGCTTTCATAAAGCCACGTTTTTTCCATTCTTGATCGGTCCAATATTCTGTTGCTTCTTTATAAACATATGGAACTATACCAAGACCGCCGTTACCTTTGTCCCAAGAGTTATGTTTGATTTCATAAAAATACTTGAGAGTAAAATATATTCCTTTATTTGTAAATTTATTTTCTTTAAGAAATTTCTTACGCTGCGCTTCGCACATGTGGTAATTATAACTGACTTTTAAGTCTCTTACAAGAAAATCATAGATTAATAAAGCCCAGTCATCATCACTTTTATTAGCCTGTGATACATCTTTCCAATCTTGGTAACATTGAATATGGTAATAATAATTTTTAGATGGCATTATCCATTGATCAGGCGCTAAAATTTCAGTATCAAAACATTTCTTACAAACTCTACACATTACTATATGTTTTGCCATCTTACCACTTCCTTTCATAGATATTTCCTTCTAATTATATTATACCACAATTTTACAATTTTGTCAAATTTAAAAAGCGTAGGTATAACCTACGCTTCTATGTTTTGTTATTTATTTAAAGCATATCGCTCATTTCATCAACAACTAGTTGGAGTAGCTCTACTTGGTCTTCTGTGAACTCACTTAGCTTCATTCTGCGGCCCATCGTCATTTCAATCTTTTTGAGGATTTCAGCGGCTATTTCGGGTTTTGCGTTGTCGCCTTCTCCTACGAGTTTCTGCCATAGACTTGCGGCCTTAGCACGAACTTCGGCAAAATCTAGTTTCTCAATTGTTGAAGTTAATGCAGCACTATCTACTACTTTAACTCCATCTTCTTTTTCAGACGTCTCAATGGCTTCGGTAATTGCAGCTACCAGTTCGTTGTATCCAAATGGAATTTTGGGTTTCATATACTTAAAGCGACTTCCAGCAAAAAGCGTTGGAGTTTCTCTTGTGTAGAGATAACGCTTTGCTATTCCATCTTCCCACTCAGTCCCAATATAACCGATAATATCTACAATACCATTACAGATTTCAGCGGCGCGCTTTGGAAGGTCAGGATAAATAATTTCGATCTCACTTCCATCAGCATTTTTTTCAATACGGGAAGCATTGTGCGCAATTAATACAACACCATAACCAAGCATTGTAATTTTTCTCAAAGAATTTTCAAATTCTTTCTTTGCTGCGCTATAACCTCCGCCCCATGGAATATCACCGATTTTTTGCACACCATTTTGACGGCAGATAAACTGCTCACATTGATCCCAAGCAATAGATACTGTATCAATTACAATTGTACTATATAGTTCTTTTGCTTCTGGTTTTTCGAGCTGTCTTAGTACAGCTTTAAAATCACTCCAGCTATTGATGTCCTGAGCCATTACTCCGCCCAAGCCATTATAACCACGCTCGAAGGCGCATAAGAGCGCCTTCGGGAATGAGGCAGCAGCGGTAGTTTTACCACTTTTTTCTTTTCCATAAATTAGCACATATTTACCTTTAAGGTCACGGCTAATTACAGACGGTTTAATACTAAAAATGTCTACTGCCATAGATTAGGCCTCCTTAGAAGCCCAAATCAAACTGCTGCTTCGAAGTTGTACCGGCAGGGGCAGGCGTGGACTTCGTTGTGGCCTTATCCTTCAAAGACTCAATATAAGCTTTATGCTCTTTAAGAGCAGCAGCTAGTTCAGCTGGATCAAATGCCATATCATCTTCCATAGGAGCCTGGGTTCCCTTAGTAACGATAAGCTCACTTATAGTCTGAGTGCGGACGCTTACGTCATCATCGCCGAAGTCGTACTCTTGAACAATTTCTACAGTCTTGGTAGTGAAGTTCAAGCGACCCTTTGCGGTATAGGTTTTACCATTTTCCCAATAGGTAGTGATAGCATCAATAACTTTAGGATTGGTTGCATACATTTCAAGAGTGTCAACCTTTCCACCATACTGCGGAACAATTGCCTTAATGCGAAGCTTCTTAGGCTCAACTTCGACTCCATCATTGTCGGTTACAAAGTCAAGAGAAGAAACAGCAAATTCAAGAGAGAATGATGCTTCTGGACGAAACTCGTTAGTAGCCTTAGAAATAAAGGAAGCATTAATACGGGGAAAAGATACGAACTGGCCCTGCTGATTCCAATACTCGTTCATACGAATATTACCATTGGTAATACGCACCTTGTCCGCGCCAGCCTTGCCGCCGGCCGCAGCAATAGATACATAACTGGTCATAACCTGTTCAATATTTTCATAAGCAGGATTAAGCTTGCCGGCATTGGTATACTTAGAAGCAAACATATAGACAGGGATTTCGAGGGCGACGTCTTCGCCATTAACATTCTGCTCTACCAATACCTTAATATGACCACCAATGTTATCAACAGATGCACCAGTGTTCTTGTTTACATATGAACCATACTTAAGAACAACTTCTGAAAGGATTCCTTCAATACGTACTTTATTTTCTGCTTGTCTCAACATTATTTTTTTCTCCTAGATTCTTAGTTTTTTGTTAAATGTTTTTAGGGAGTCTTGCGGCTCCCAAAGTTATTACTCTTCGCTCTGGACAAAATTCATGCCAGCTTCGGTAAGCTGAACGTAGGTAAGAGGCTTCTCCTCTCCCTCAACCTCAACCTTCTCGCGAATAGCAAGCTCGTGATTTACGAGAGAATTTACACGACCAGTGATGGAAGCGATCTTCTCGCAACCAAGCGCTACCTTCATTTCCTCAGTGGTGGCGCGGCCGCCGTGTGCCTGCAGGTACTCAAGAGCCTCAAAAGTCTTATCAGTTAACTTAGCCATAATTTTCAATCTCCTTTTTCTTTAAATAAATTTTTTTATTTATAAGGCGGCTGACCTTATATTTGTTATTAAAATGAAAGGTTTTGTAATTTTTTGTTACCTCTCACTTTCTAATTATATTATAACATAAATTTTCATTAAAATCAAATTTTAAGAAATAAATTTTAATAAAGTAGAAACTAATAGGTGATTAAACATTAGATGAAGATCTTCTGTTATTTGCATATTATTGATGGGTACATATAGATTAATATCTGCTAAAGTATAGAGTAATCCGCCATCATATCCGGTTAAACCAATAATTGTGGCTCCCTGGTCGATCGCGTATAAAATACCATTTATAACATTACGAGAGTTACCACTTCCAGAAATAGCAATTACAATATCTTTTGGTTTTACTTTGCCTTCAAGTTGGAATTTAAAAATTTCTTCATAGCTAATGTCGTTTGCTACTGCCATAATTGTAGCAATATTATCATTTAAACATATACAATTAGCACGTAGGATTTTATTAAAATCATTTGTTAAATGAGAAGCTGTAGAAGCACTACCGCCATTACCAAAACAATAAATAGTTCTTTTTTCACGTATAGCTTCGTATAGTATTGCAGCGGCTTCTTCAATTTTTTTTGTATCCAAATTTTTAAATACATCTATTTCTTTAGCTAAATAGCTGTATATTTCATCTTCAAAATTTATCATAGAATTTTCCTCACCGCATCTAATATATCTACTGCATCTTGTGGAATTATAATGGGTTTAACACCAGCATTAATACCGGCTTGTTTATCTCGTTCTGCGTCCCCAATAATCCATGATTGCGATAGGTCGATATTATATTGCTCGGCCGCCCTCAACAAAAGACCTGGTTTTGGTTTACGACAATCACAATCAATCTTATATTCTTTATTTTCATCTGGATAGCCCCGATCTTGGTGATGAGGGCAAAAGAATATATCATTTAGATAAGCGCCTTCTCTACCTAATAGGTCTTCTAATTTAGCATGGATATAATCTACATCTTTCATCGAACACATTCCGCGCGCGACCACTGATTGATTTGTTACTACAATAGCCAAGTATTCTGAATCATTAATAAGTCTTAGCGCGGCCGCAGCGTTTGGAAGAAGGGTTAATTGGCTTGGGTCAGATACAAGTCCGACTTCTTCATTAATTGTTCCATCTCTATCAAGAAAAATTGCTTTTTGTTTGTTTTTAAGATTTCGATGAAATGGAATATTATTAATTATATCATGACTTACTTGGTAATACCTGTCTACTGTTCCTATATCTTTAACATATTCAGAAGATGAATAGGCGTACAAATATTCTAAGTGTGGTAAAATCTCCTTTTCTAAATCAACCTTTACATGGTCTGGAAAAACATTTAGAATACTTTTGTTGAAAATATAAATACCAGCGTTTGTACAGTTATGTAGCCATTGATTTCGCGCTTGTCCCTTAAAGATAATTTGTTTTATACGATTATTTTCATCTAATTCAATTAAATCGGAATCATATGGGTGCGAATTGGGGTGAACAAATAATGTACCTTCTCCCTTATGTTGCTGATGAAAGTTAATCATACGTTGAAAATCAACATTAAAGAACAAGTCTCCATAGATTAGAAAAAAGTCATCATCTAATAGGTCGTGCATCATTGATAGAGCACCAGCGGTTCCAAGCGGCTCGTCTTCTTCATAATAGCGTACTATTCCACCAAATTTATCAAGGATTAAATCTCCTAAATGTCCAACCACCACAATAATATCATCTATTCCATTCTCTTTTAAATTTTCAATTTGCCATTGTAGTAGCGGTTTCCCACAAATTTCAATCATTGGTTTTGGAATTTTATCTTGGGTGAGTGCTCTTAATCGAGTACCTTGGCCGCCTGCCATAATTACAGCTTGCATATTTCACCTACTATAGTATATAACTTTAGTTCCATCATCTTCAAAATTAAAAGGCATTTCTACTAAATCTAGTGCTTCTCTTAGTCGTGCTTGACGTGATTTCGGACAATAAAATAATAGAAAACCACCGTTACCTGCGCCTAACAATTTACCGCCAAGCGCGCCGTTATGTATAGCAATATTATAATATTTATCAATAATGGGATTTGTAATTTTACTTGCCAAACTGCGCTTTAATACCCAGTTAGTGTGTAGTAAAAATCCAATTTCATCTAAATTACCTACGCTGAGGGCGCGCCGTGCATCATAAACGAGGTCAGTCATTTGTAGCAATTTATCAAATTTTTCTTTATCGTCAATAATATTTTGGCTTTGTTCTTGTAAAATTTGATTTGCTGAATGAGTAATACCAGTATAGAATAATAACAAATTATTATTTAGCTCTTGCATTACGTCATATTTTAAATATATTGGCTTTACTTTTACTTCTTCATTTGGCAAAAATTTAATCATTTTGATGCCACCAATAGCGGTTCCATATTGGTCTTGCTTGCCAATTGGCTCTTTTAAAATATTTAACTCTAAATCACATGCTTCTTCTGCTATTTGTGCCTATGAATATAATTCGTCTTTATAATTATGTAAAGCATTTATTAAGCCTACTGTATATGCACTTGAGGTAGAAAGTCCTGTACCTGAAAGTACATCTGCCATGCTTGTAATTTCTACACCTTTAACGTTATGTTTTAATAATAGCTCGCGCGCGATTGGATGTTGTATATCGTGTACATCCTATACAATTTCAGTTTTATTATACTTTACTATTGTATCTTGTTGATTAAAGGTGGGATGTATAACAATATACATATATTTATTAATCGTTGTTGTTAATACACAACCTTCATGTTGGTGGTAGAATGATGGTAAGTCTGTTCCACCACCAATGAGGCTCACGCGAAATGGAGTTCGTGTAATAATCATACGTCTATTTTTAAGGATAAGTGGGTATTAGAGCCTGGACGACGATAGTTGTAGAAATAAGATGGCATAGATAGGTATAGAACTTCATCTTGTGCATTTGCTTTCAATACCCGTTCCATAAATTCATTATCTTCTTGAAAGCGTATATCTGCAAAACGAAAGTCTTTAATAAAATCATATTTAAAAATATATTGCCAGACCATTGAAAAATGTCGCTTTTTAAAATAATTACTAACGAAGTTTATTTGAATCAAGTTTTCGCCTGGGTCATTCCACAAACTATCCATACATTGCTGAATGACTTCGGGATTAATAATCCAATCATCACCATCAACAAACCATATATATTTACCTTTGGCATACTCAAGACCGTAGTTACGTGCGGCCGCGACAGTTTTATCGTGACTATAAAGAATTTGATAGTTCATATCAGACATATAGGAATTAATTATTTCTTCTGTTGGATCCATTTCAGTATCTAAAACAAAAAGAATCTCATATTTAATTCCTATAAAATTTATTATGTGGAAGCTAAGAAGTAGATTTTTAATATAATCTGGAATATCTTTACACGGAACAATAATTGATATATCCAACGGTTGAGTTTCTTCAGCTTTTATCTATTGCCAAACTTCATCATCATAAAGGTCTTTTACATAATATTGAGGCCATAAATAGAAATATTTATAGCTTGAATTTTGGTTATTCCAAAACTTATAATTAAGCATATGATATATTTTGACATCTTCAATAGGTGGAATATTTTTATAGTTTATATTTCCAAAATTATAAATAGTGTCAAGATATTTAATATACCCATCGCAAGCTAAATTTATAGCATCTTGGTCGGGCAAAGGCAATTTAATATTATTAAGTAGAGAAAACCATTTTTCATCAATTTTATTTTCTCGAATGAACTTTAAATTGAATAAAACCACACCGGAATTAATGTATTTACTTTTCTACATTTTCTTGCGTGGCGGCAGACACCAATCCATTATTAGGTCATCATCTCTATCTTCAGGCCAGGCCGCGATAGCATAGTCAGACATATCCATATTCCATAATTCATCAAGACTACCTAATACTAAAGTATCTATATCAAGATATAACACCTTATCTTCTTCCAAAAGTTGCGGCAGCCAGCACCGAGACATCTACATGGCATTGGCGCCACTATTCGGACCATCTGATAGCGGGAAATTTGGGATTTTATCTTTACTAATAATTTTTATATTTTTTGTTCTTTTAATACAATCAAGTGTTTCGTCTTCGGTAATAATGTACACAAAGGCGTCTGGATTGTGCGTAAATAAAGAGTTTAATGCAGTAGGTAAATACTAATCTACATTACGACTCGAAGTATATACAACTATCATTTTATCGTCTCCATTTATAGACTTGAAATACTAATTACATGGTTATTAGTTAATTTTATTAATCTGACGCCTTGTGTATCACGAAGGGACAGGGGAATATCGTTATATTTGATACGAATTTGAGTTGTGGTTGAATTAATAAGTATATCTTCGGTGGAAACCAATGGTATAAAATCACACATTTGTTCTGATTTTTGAATACGCACACCTTTAGTATTGGTATTGGTGACGTTAAAATCAGAAAGACGAGTGAGTTTACCATACCCATCTTCGGAAATACTGAAGAGCTCTTTTGTCGATGTTGGGATGGCTCGCGCGCTCTGTACGTAATCACCTGGATTTAGTTTCATTCCAGTGATACCACGTGTTACGCGACCGATAGCATTTATAGTGGATGAATTAACAATTATAAATTGTCCAGCGCGAGACATAATACCAATCTTTTCATCTATTAAAGTAAAGATAGAAATTATTTCATCACCTGCATCCAATTTTATGGCCTGCGCGCCGCTATTACGTTTGAGATTATACTCACTGAGCTTACTTTTCTTTATGATGCCTTTACGAGTTATAAAGACAATAAAGCGATTTTCTTGCTTGGGGTTAAGAATGACCGCGGCTGTGGCATTATCAGTAAGACCATAAGCAGAGAGATATTGTTTTTCTCCAATAGCAAAAGCATTGAGTTTTGTATGGTAATAATTTCCTTTATTATTAAAGAAGAGAATTGTATCTGTGTTTTGACCTATTAGGTTATCGACAATATATTCATCAGAGTCAAGCTTAAATTTTGCACCGACTCCACCGCGGCGTTGTGTAAAGAGACTGGACGTTTCGGTTACAAACACTGCACCTTTGTTGGTGAAAGAAATAGAAAGCTGTTTTTCCTCTACCACTTCATCTTCATCGGATGTAATATCCATAATTTTTGTGCGGCGTGTATCACCCAGTAATTTAGAAATCTTTTGAAAACCTTTTTCTATTTCTTTATAGAAAAGATCTTGATTATTGAGGATAGCGTTGAGTTCATCACGTTTTTTCTCAAGTTCTGCTTTTTCTTTTTCCAGTTTTTCAACTTCCAGATGAGCAAGGCGCGCGAGTTTAAGGTCGAGGACAGCTTTTGCTTGGACATCGTCAAGTAGAAATTGTTTTGTAAGTGCGACGCGCGCGGTCTGTGAGGATGCACTAGACTTAATTACTTGCACTACTTCATCAATAGAAGCAAGACAAATCAAAAGTCCTTCAAGGATATGGATGCGGGCTTCTACTTCGTGGAGGTCGTATAGAAATCCACAACGATAGACGAGTTTCTCATGTTTTAAATGCTCTTCAAGCGCGGCCTTCCATCCAAAAACTTGGGGGAAGCGGCCATCACGTAGCATTGTCATATTAATGCCGTAGTGGGATTGAAGTGAAGTATTCTTATAAAGTGATTTAAGAACTTTGGTTGGATTGGCCTTTTTGATGAGATAAATTTTTAAAAGAATTTTTTCTCCGGTGAGGTCGTTGTAGCGTTCAATACCAGGATTATCTTCGGATTCGATTAGAGCATTAAGTTCTTCTCGGATTGTAGAAGTATAAACATTATATGGGATTTCAGTAACTACAAAACAATTATCTTTCGCGTCCCATTCGACCGTACTTCTTAACTTACAGGCCGCGCCCGTGCCATTTTTTAATGACTCTTTTACTTGGGATTCATTGAGTAAGGTTGCGCCTGTCGCGAAGTCCGGCGCGCAGTATATATCTTCAAAATCTATATCCGGATTCCACAATAATTTTATAAGTGCTTCATTGACTTCTTTAATGTTGAATTGTGGAATTGAACTGGCCGCGCCGACTCCGATACCAAGAGAGCCATTTACTATATTATAATATCCTTTAGAGGGAAGAATTGCAGGATATTGTTTGGTATCATCATAGTTACCACGCCACTCTGCGATTGTATCTTTATCTATATCTTCAATGATATGATTAAAAATTTCTGCCAGGCGCGCGGAGGTATAACGTGGAGCAGACCAGTTGCCAGTCATTTTTGCATCGCCATTAGAACCTTCAACTTCGACAAGTGGATAGCGCATAGCAAAATCTTGGCTTGCGCGCATTATAATGCCTTCGCAAGAGCTATCACCGTGAATATAATAGTCTGCCATAGCAAGACCAATTGCGTTATTTGTCTTTTTGAACGGCTTACTATGTACAAGTTTATTTTGATACATAGAATAGAAGATTTGACGTGCAGATGGCTTGAAGCAATCACGCACATCAGGAAGGGCGCGAGATTGCAAAACGGCTCCTGCGTAGGCAGTAAATGCTGTATTTATAATTTCAGTCATTGTTTGAGACATGATATTTCCTCCATTCTATATATATTATAACATAAATTATGAGAAAAGTCAAATTTGACTTTTCTCATTCTCTTATTGTCTGAAAATCTATTTTATTAAAGACGTAATCTTTTCGAGGTTCACCATCTTTACCCATTAGGGCCTCAAGTAGTGGAATAGAGTCCGAAGTTGGCATTATCTGTTCAAAGCGCTGAAACTCCGGAGAAAACATTGAAGCGCGGGCTTGGGATGGAGTTAGACTACCAAGACCTTTATTGCGCTGGACTTCACCTTTTACTTTTCCTTTGACTTTATTAAACTCGTCATCTGAGAAGTAATAAGACTCTGTCTTGCCATTCTTTATTATATAGAGTGGAGAACGTAGCCAGTAGAGGCGACCCTCTTGGATAAATTGCGGTGCGAGATATTGTAGACAAGCCATTATAAGAAGGGAGATATGGCTTCCGTCGGAGTCCGAGTCAACACAAATCCCAAGTTTTCCATAGCGCAATTTAGAGGCATTATATTTACCAGGGATAATATTCATTGCGCTCAGGAGAAGTTTAATTTCTTCGTTTTGAAATACCTTTTCTTCGGGATTTGAAAGTGCATTAATAATTTTTCCACGGATCGCCATTAAACCATATTTCGTATAATCGCGCGCCTTTGATACGGAGCTGGCCGCAGAGTCTCCCTCAACTACCAAAAGTATTGAATCTGGTCCAAGTTTTTCTGCGTCAAAGAGTTTATCAGAGGTAATCATTGATTTCTTTTGATTGCGCTCTATTTCTTTTGTGGCTTCAAGAACTTGCTTGCGCGCTCGCTCGGCCGCGGCTTCTGCACGGGCTACCTTTTTCATTAGTTCTACAATGCTTTCAAATTCATCGGGATAGCGCGCTTTCATGTTTTTGAGAGCATTAGAGAAGCAATTAGATGCCATCGTGCGCAGATTTGTGTTATTGATTTTTGATTTGGTTTGGTTTGCGAAAGAGGGTTGGGCAATAGAACAATTAATTACATAGAATAGATTTTGACGAATACTATCACCATCAAAGTTTTGTTTTGAAAGTGAATTAAAGGTTCGAGTGATTGCTGTTTTTGCTCCAGTGATGGGACTGCCGCCTTCTGGACAGAGCAAACCATTTACAAATACATATGATTGTTCTCGTTTTGAACCCCACTGGAAGGCGATTTCAAGTTTATCACCGTTTGTATCAGTTATACTATCATAGATAATTGATTTATTAAGTGGCTTTTCAATATTATCTTTTATGAAGTCTTTTATACCATTTTTAGCACAATAAGACTTCTTTTCTTTTGTATTTTCATTTGTGATTTCAAAAATAATTCCACTATAGAGATATGAAATATTTTTTATATCTTCACAAATCTTTTTATAGGAGTATCCAATCTCTCCAGTTTTAAATACTTCAGGATCAGGACTAAACCAAACTTCTGTTCCATTTAATTTATTGGTTTCAATTTCTTTATAAGAAATTAAATTACCTTTTTTAAAGTAAGCTATTGCTGCTATACCATCACGATAACTTTGTACTTCAAATTCTGCTGCGCTTAGGCACACACACTTTGCGCCGATGCCATTTAGACCCGATGCATTTTTATATGCACCTTCTTCAAACTTTCCGCCAGTGTGGGATTTTGAATAGATAGATACAAGAACATTTTCTCCATCTTCACGTATGCCAAAAGGAACACCGCGTCCATAATCTCTAACGCGGATACTGTTAGTTTCTTCATTGATTCCAATTTCAATTTTTTTACCATAACCAGCTATAGCCTCATCTGTTGAGTTATTAATGATTTCTTTAAAGGCTTGATATGTACCTTCAAGGTCGTCTGAACCGAGATACATTTGTATACGGGTGCGGACGCCCTCTTTAAAGGAAAGCGATTGTATTTCATTTATTCCATATGATTCATTCATTTTTATACCCTCATTTCATCTGCGGCATTTATTAAATCCTTTTTTCTTTCATGTTCAAGTGTATTTAAATTATTAAAACGCTTATGTTCTGTTCTAAATTTCTCAAAATCGTCAAGGCAATTATTACATAGGCAAACACCGTTGTCACCAAACCAAACACCACCCCAGTAATAAGAACCGTTAGATTGGTTTTCGCAAGGTAAAAGAAATGCAACCTTATTTTCTGTTACACGGCCGCATCTATCACATAGTTTAATATACATATAAAAATTCCTCCCCTATTTTATAATTCTATTATACCATAAATTTAAAGAGAAGTCAAATTTGACTTCTCCTTAATTACCTTTTACATAATTTATGTTTTCATCAAACACAGTCGATG